AGCCTGTCAAGTACGGCCTGTTTTTGTTTGGCTTTGTCGGCTTTTGCTTTTGCAAATGCTTTTGCTTCTGCTGCGTCTGCGGCAACTTGTTCAGGGTCGGCAGGTTGTAAAAAGATTGGGCAAAAACTGTCTGTTGGTGTTATGTCTGTTGTCATTGGTTGTATCCGTAAACGCTAATAGTTCCCGTTGATGCACTTGATACTAAAAATTGTATTCCGTCATAACTTGTTGCGGCTTGGTTCATGTGTGCCATAGCGACGCTTGCGCCTGTTGTACCGTTTGCATCTGATTGGGAAAGAGTTCCCGATAAAAATGTTTGTTTAGTTAAAAAAGGATTTATGACATCAAAAGTTTGATTTTGCAATTTTGTGCTGTTGATATAAAGAAGCCACGAAGATGCCGCCGCCAAGTTTTCGGCGTAAGCCGTACCAACAACCCCATAAACCCAGTTCACTCTGTATTCAGTTGCGGTGCTAGGTGTTCCGCCAACACTTAAACGACAACTCACTTGTGTGTTTGCGCCATCTGAAGTGTTGGCACAGATAACTTTGTAATTAGTGTAAGCAGCACTAAAAACGCCGTTCAACAAAATAGATGTAGTAGCACTGGTATAAGCAACCCGACCATTTGCCGATGTGGTAGCACTACCACCGCCAAGTGTGACCGATGTAGGCACAATAGGAATTAAACCGCTGTTTGTAGAAGGCCCGACAGTAGCCCACGCCGCGCCGTCATAGTATTGAACAACATTGGTGCTAGACAAATAACACAGTTGGCCTTCTGCCAGTACTTTTTCGCCTGCACCACCAAAGCCAGCATCACGGGTTGTCGTATTTAAGAACACTGGCACGCCTGTGCCAGCACTGATATTCATATTCGCGGCGGTCAATACTTCGCCAGCGGTAAAAAGGGGAACTGTAATTTGTTCGTTTGGCATAATTTCTATCCTAAGACATTTTCTGCATCTATCGTGCCATATACAATATCGTCCAAAATCAGTTCATAAACAACGACAGTTGGGCTAGTAAAATAGGCTACGCGATGGCCTGATTGATAGTCAATGTAATGTTCTATTCCTTCAACCGCTAGTTCCTGCGCCAGGCTTGTGGTCGTCACGCCAGTTGGAAAAGTTTTTTCAACAGTGATTGTGTCACCGATTTCCACTACTGCCAAGGTGTCTTTCTGTGCTGTGGTTAATGCTAAGAATGGTGTTTCAACTGATGTGAACCGTGGTTCGGGTTGTGGAAAAAGTTGGTATGCGGCCGCCGTGTCAATTTCGCCTTGGGTGTGTAGAAGGCTGTTTCCAATGCTTGCTGTTTGAATAAAGTATTGAGCAATTGACCCTGTGTCTTCCGCGGTGGCTGTAGTGCCGTCTAGTCCTGTAAGTACGGCGCGGTTGATTACTGCGTCAGCCTGAAACGAAATGCCGCAGTTTGTGTAAGGGATCGCTGTTCCGTCATCGTGAAAGTCTGCTATTGGGCCTGAAAGCGTGTTTCCGATTCTGTTTTGGAATGTGAAGTCGCCTTCACGCGACATGAAGATTCTGCCGAATTCGGCGGTTTGGTTTATTTGTGCAATGTAGGAAAGGGCGTTCGTTCCAGATGAAACCGTGTAAGCCGCGTCATGTCCAAGGTTGACTGTGCCTGTGGCAATGTTTCTTTGCGCTAATGGAAAATCTACTTCAGGCAAACTAAGCACTGTAGAAATTCGCGCGCCCGATAATTGGGCGGTCACATTCAGTTCATCTAAATAAGTTTGTGCCAACAAATAAAATTGATCAGCGCCATAAACGGTGACACTATCTAATTCTCCCAACCCAAAGTTGTAATCATAATTGACTACATAACCCGAAAAAAGCAATTCAGGGTTGTTGCTGGAATCGTAACGAATCAGTTTCATTTCTCGCATTGGCGCTAAGCCAGGTTGCGAATCAGCGGTATTGTAGTAAGGGGAATTTTCGTCAAATGGGTTGAAGATTCCGTCCACATCAGTGATGTTGAATGTGATTGTTCCAGCACTAAATTGATCGCCAATGTCGCGGCGGCCGCGCTTCACTGCAATGTTGGTTGTTGATTCCAGAACTGACGCAAATTCTGTTGTGCCATCTAAAACGAAGTCAGGATCATCAAGAAGGCCGCGCACGGGGTCATCAAGCGTGAATGCGTCAACTAGAAAACCTGTGGCAATTTGCAGGTCATAGTTGCCCGAATCTAAAACCGCGTAACCGCTCATGCGATGTTGAGATTCAACGGCCCTGCCGAACGCTGATACGCGCGCAAAGCATTAAGGATTGATTGCCCTATTTCGGCTGATGTTGACATGCCACCGTTCACATTTATGTTGATGTCACCGCCGCCACCCATTCCACCCATTTTTGACAGTGGGACTACGGCTTCAGGGCCAGCCTCGCCGATCAAAGCAAGAGTTGGACGGTTCACAATGCCACCGCTAGCCATTTTAGGAATTTCACCGCTGATGGTAGAAATGATTTTGTTGACACGCTCCGTGATAACCACATCAATGTTCACATTGCGTTTCATTTTGGCGGCAATTTCATCCATTTTTTTCATCAACTTTGGGGTCATCAAATCAAGTTCTGCCGTCAATCCGTCAACCATTTTTTGCGCTGAATCAATACCGCTTTGATACCACTTAGTTGCCGCGTTGATGCCTACCTTGTCAGCGGCCGCCTGTGCCGATTCCACCAAAGCATTGGTTTCGTCAATGGCCGCCTGGCCACCCTTAATCAGTTCTAAAGCAATCTCCGCGCCTGCAACGCTTCCAGCGTCCAACACATATTGCAACGCATCTTGTGACAATCCAGCCGCCAACGCTTTTTGAAGGTTTGTGGAATAATCGTCAATGCCTTTGACTTGCTTTCGTAGGTTCTCTAAAAACCCTACAAAGCCATAATCACCATCTTCCAAGGCTTTGTTAAAATCCAACGCGCCCATAACGGCATCCGAAACACTTGTTGCAAAATCGGCAAATTCTGTTTTTGCGTCAGCAAGTTTGTCTTTGGCTGTGTCAACGGCTTCTGACAGTTTGTCTTTTAATGCGCCAGCAAATGATTCAACTTCTTTTTTTGCACCGCCAGCGGCAGGGGGGGTGTCTTGAAGTTTCTTGTTAAATTCTGCGGCGGCATCTCCAGCACGCATTTGCTGTTGTGATGAAACGCCTAGCGCTTGGTTGTAAGCGCCTGTTGTGTCTGTTGTTTTGTTTATTTGATCAGCAACCGAACCAATTAGTTTTGCAAAAAAACTTATTGGGTTGATGTAATCAAGAATTGTCTTTCCAAATTCACCAACCTTTGTTGTTGCCGTTTTTAGTGGCCCAGGCATTTTCTTTAATTCTTCGTTGATGTCTATTAAATCATTGACAAAAGCGGTGGTTGCTGGCAGTAGTTGTTGTCCTAGTTGAATTTGAAAGTTTTTAAACAATGCAGAAAGTGTGCGTTGGCTGTTTGCTAGTCCGTCAGATGTGCGCGCAAAGTCTCCTTGTGCGTCACCTGATTGTTTATAGATGGCGGATTGTGCTGCCAAAATCTTTTGTTGTGCAGTAAGCGCGCCGCTTCCCTTGTAAATGCCAAGGGTTGTTGCTTCGGCTTTTAAGGTTGCGTCATCAAGCAAAATGCCAAAACGGCGCAAAGGTTCGGACTCTCCGCGCAAAGCCGCGCCAATGGCGTTGACTGCTTCTTCGGGGGTGCTGTTGTTGAATGATGCTAGGTCGGTTGCCAGGGTCACAAAGTCAGTTGTAAAGAGCCCTAGGTCATCTCCTGCTAAGCCTGCCGCTTTGCCGAAAGTGCCAAACACGCCAGCGGCGTTAAGCACATCTTGTTTGGATTGTCCCAGGGATACGGCGGCATCGTTGGCAAAATCCTTAACGCTTTTTGATGCGCGCCCGAAGATCACATCAACTTTTGATGCGGATTCTTCAAAGTCTGATGCCGCTTTAATTGCTGGGGCAATGACGGAAGTGAAAGCGCCAATGGCGGCGGCGGCTGGAAGGATTGCTTTTTGCAACAGGAACATTGACTTTGAACCTGCACCTTCTAAAGTCGCAAATTCAGCCTTTGCCGCGGCAATGCCTTTCGGATTAAATTCCGAAATTATGGGAATTCTAATTGCCATCAGTTATCAATTTTCTGTTTGTGTCTGCCATTACATCGTTTACCAAGTCAAGCACAGCCAATTGAACTTGTGCGGCATTACCTTCGTATGCTGGCCACATAACGCGCGAGGCGTTGCCTTCTCCGCTTTTGATTAAGTTCTGCACAAATGTTGATGCTTTATTTGTGCGTCCTGCCATGTCGTAAATTGATCCCCAACCTGTTTTTTGCACAATGAAAAATGCGCCGACATTATCGCTTTTGCCTTTGCGTGTGTCAATCTTTGCAACAACGCCTTTGGCAACTAAACCGCCATCCCAACCGCCTAAGCGTGTGTGCGCTCTTGCCATACCTGAAAGGGGCGCGCTTTTAGGAAATGCAACTTTGGCTTGCTGGATCACGGGCTTAACAATGTCTTTATAGCGCTTTGTGTATTCTCGGCGCAATTTAGGATTGACTTTGTTTAGTTCTTTGAGGGCGGCCTTTACGCCATAAACCTTTATAGATGCCGTGTTCACTTTTGCCGTGTTCACTTTTGCCGCCTTTCTTTCCCTTGTTCATTAAGCACGCTAATGACTGTGGAAAGATCGCGTGTGTCAAACTCAATGTGCGGTGGCCACCACCCTACTGAAACCAGCAATTCCGCTAGTTGTTTTCGGTAAGTTCCCCGCCCGTAGGGTTTGGGTTTGTCATGTCCACCGTTTCAATTTCCATGTCAGGGTTTGCTTCAAGCCACAATTTTGGTGTTGCTTCTACTTTGTAATTAGATCGCTTCAACATGAAGTGAGCCCAAAAAACCATGTCCATGATTCCGATTCCTCGGCCGTCTGAAACTTTGCGGTTTTCTGTTTTTTCCCATTCAGCAATGCACAGCAAATTGGTTGTGATCGTGACAGGTTCATCACCTGGCGATGGCGTTATTTTTAATTTCAATTTCACTTGTTTCTCCTTGTGTCGGGCCAAGTGATGGCCGTGATTAACTTACGCTTAGCGCTCCGCCCGAAAAGGTCAAATCAACGGTTGACAACTCACCGAGCGCGCCATTAATAACTGGCATTGACTCCAGGTAGCAATTTGCCAGGGTGAACACCTTCGTGACA